TCCTCAACGTCCTCAAAACCATAACCACAAAGACAACAAATCTCAGAACCAGCCACATGGCGAGTCGAACCATTATCGAACCACTCGATAAAGTAACCGTCAACTTCCTCGATTGCTGAATTTAGCCTGAAATTACCTGGGTCGCATGGTTCAGGCAGACAACCAGGCGTGCATTTTTCAGCATGGAACCAATCGCCCTGGCCAGTTTGGTCATAAAGACGAGCTCCATGCTTGCAAGTTTTAACGGCAGCCATTACTCACCCCCCAAGATAAATCGCTCAACGATAATGTCGTCGGCAAACTTTGCAATTTGGTGCAATTCGTCACGAGTCAACTCATTACGAGCTGAGTCAATTTTTTCAATAATTTTATCGAATTGATAAGGCAATGCCATTATTGCACCTCCTCAACAAAAGACGGGTCAACCTCTTGAAACTCAACAAGACGGTAAACCTTGCAAGGATAACCATACTCGCCCTCAGATAATTTAAACTCGATCGCTTCAGCAAGATTGCTGAAAAGCTTTTCTTGACCAAGCTCGCCCGATACAGGACTAAATACTTTTACTACGAAATTAGTGCCATTCATTTTGATAACCTCCTTATTTGAATAGTTGCTAACCATGACTTAATCTGACCATAAATAAAGGTTATTTGCAAATCGAGTCCAAGATTTTTTGGCCACCTTTTGGCCACCTTTCACATGGAATTATTGAAATTAAAGGACAGGACGGAATTATGGGAAAACAAAGACTCAACAAAAGGCCCGTTTTCTTTCCGTTATTTCCTTTATTTCCGTTATTTCCGCACCGTCCCGAAACCCTGGGGAGAGTAGGACACTGCCGCACCTTTTGGCTACAAGGCCCAAATGCAGGCAAATACAGGCCAATTAGGCGGCTAAATCGACGGGTTTGGCCACCTTTTGGCCACCTTTCAGCAAAAACCACCAATCCAGGCCAATCTATGGTAATCCTGGCAAGATCGTAGAACAGAAAAACCCAATAAAATTAGGCTTTTAAATAATCCTTCTAGGATCCTGAATCATCAAAAACAAAAACCCCAATGTTTTTAGGCTTTTACTTTTCAGATCACTTTATATCAAAACATCAAATTTAAAAACCCCAATGTTTTTAGGCTTTTGAATTTCATCTATAAATCTATGATAAATCAATTTTGGAAAAACCCAATAAAATTAGGCTTTTAAAAAATCCATCTCTTTATATCAAAAGATCCATTTTAAAAAACCCAATGAAATTAGGCTTTTACTTTTTATCTAATCTCTATGTAAAATCAAAGACCGAAAAACCCAATGAATTCAAGGCCAAGAATCTCTATGAATCTGTATGTAAAACGCAAGGCCAAAAAACCCAATGATTTCAAGGCCTTGAATTTCTCATAATCTCTATGTAAATCCACCAGCCAAAAACCCCAATGTTTTCAAGGCCTCGAATCTGTATGAAAATCTATGTAAAATGAACCCCCAAAAACCCCAATGTTTTCAAGGCCGCCACTTTCTATGAATCTCTATGCAAAATCAAAAAACCGAAAAACCCAACAAAATTAGGCTTTTGACTTTTTAGATGTTCTGTATGAGAGATCCAAAAACCACAAAACCCAATAAAATTAGGCTTTTGACTTTTAACATGTTCTCTATTAATTTACATTAAATTAAAAAACCCAATGAAATTAGGCTTTTGACTTTTGACGTGTGCTCTATGAATACCTAAAAAATTAAAAAACCCAATAAAATTAGGCTTTTGACTTTTTCACTATGCTCTATGTGCAGTGCCAAAACCACCAAAGCCAATGAAATTAGGCTTTTTATTTATGCTCTAGTTGCTCTATGACGGGATGAAAACAGAACCCCAATGAAATTAGGCTTTGAGCTTTTTATGTAAGGCTGTGTCAAGGATGTCAAGGCCCAGGCCCAAGGGTTCCATAAGCAGAAATATCACCCCTTAAAACCGCTTAAAAGGCCCTTATTAGGCCAAATACAGCTAATAAGCAAGACGGTCATCATCAAGTTGCCCATAAGTTGCAGAATTAAGACGAAAAAACGCAGAGTTGACGGCATCCGATACATTAAAGCGAATTACAAAGTCATCAGGAGTTATTGCAAAAGATACACCATCAACAACAGACTCACGGGAAACTTGCGAACTTTCGCCAGGCGGGGTTATTTCAATTTTTATGCCACTTGATAGCTCAAGGCCAAGCACACTCAGCTGGTTTGCAGCAGATAAAGTGTCAATATTAAGAACCATTGACGAAAACCTAGGCAAAGCATCTTTAAATTTAGCAAGCAAAAACAAAGCAGCATTGGCCACGTCGGCATCAGTTAAATTTAAAAGACTTGATCGCTCCAGGTAACGTTTTAAATATTTAGCCTGACTGGCAACGTCACTAGCAGATTGAGTCGAACCACCTTCACGGGTCAAATTAATAACGTTAAAAATTAAGTCGTCATCAACAGGCTGGTCAACTTCAAGATAAGGAATATCAGAACCATCATCAGAAAAAACAACAGACGACGTAGTTGGAAAACTAGAGTGCCTATTTTTAAAATTTAAAGTGCCATTAGCACCGACAAAAAATGCACCATTCTCGCTTTTTTCAATTTCCTGAATTAAAGCCAAAGCATTAGTTGATTTGTTAATCGATTGCATCGTTGAGTTACCAGTGTCAACAGAAGTAGAACCTGAAAACTGCACCTGGGAATTAGACAAGATAGATGAAACCATTGACCCTGAATCAGTAGAACTAACAGTAAGAGCGTCAAGTTCAATGTTTGCTAACTTAACAAAAGCATCAGAACAGGAAACTTGGACCTTAGAAGTTGTCTTATTTGGATATTGAGTAAGCCAATCAGTAACAAAACCAGTGTAAAGATTGGTGTAGGTTGACTCACCAGCAACTAAACAATCAATTGAAACCTCAATTAATGGCTCAATTCCAGGGAAATAAGGACCGCCTGAATTAGCAGGATTGAACCTACCATCGGCAGAGTTTTCTAAAACAATTTGAGCAGTGCCTGAACTAAAAGAGTTGAGATCCCTAGACCTTCCACGATTTATGCTTACAGATTGAACAAAAGAAGTGACGTCAGTAAGAGTAACAGCACCACCAAGAACGTTGCCTGAGTCGAGTCGACCACGGATCGCATCATCCAAAGTAAAAACATTAGGAGTAAACCCAAAGCGAACTCTAAGAGTTGGTGCAGCCATTAGATAACATCAAAGCCTGAAACACGAAGTGGAAGTGGACCGTTTGAACGCTCAAACTTTCTAAGTTCCTCAACAATTTGACGACCGATGCCAGCACCATCTGCACCCATGCCAGCATTTACCGTGATGTTTACATTGGTCTGGCCAAGGTTGCCGCCAGCTCTCGACAACGGAATTACAGCCTCAGGCCCACGTTCGCCAATTAAGGCGGTAGTTGGTTGAGATACAATCCCACCCTTGGCCAAGCGTGGGATAGATGGCAAGTCAGGCGGGTCTATATCGATGCCAAAAAATGAAAAGCCCAGGCCTGAATTTAGACTATCTATAAAGCCGTTGATTTTATCAATTACTTTATTAAAGACAAACTTGACCCCTTCAAACACGACACCAGCTGATGTTTTTAGAACCGTCGAAATAGTTTCTAAAAATGACTTACCAAACTCTTTTAATTTTGGAGTTATAAACTCTTTTACTTTTTTTAGACCATCAACAATTACAGAAGTTAAAACTTTGACGATGTCCCAACCTGACCTGAAAAAATCTAACAAACCATTAAAAATAGCTTTTAAACCCTCAACAGCCAAAGCAACATCGCCAGTGAATAAACCAGTAAGAAAGTCAACCCAGCCCTTAAAATAATCTTTTAATTTAGCAAAAAAACCAGTTACAGCATTAACAGCATTCTCAAAACCCTGTTGAAACCCCTCACCCTGAAAAAACGAAATAAAATTTGAAAATAAATTTTTTAAAAATGCAACAGATCGCTCGACAAAATCTCTAAAGACTTTGACATTGTCAAAAGCAAAACGAAAACCAGCAGCCAAACCAGCAATCAAACCAAGCACAACAGTAAATGGACTAAACAGTGCCAAGAACGCAGATGCAAGAGATACAACAGATGCAAGCAGGATCCCTCCAATTACAACAGCAAGACCAGTAAATGCAACCTTCGGGTTTTCTTTGAAAAACTCACGAATACGATTAAACACGGGAGTTAGACGCTCCTCAAGTTTTTCAAAAGCAACACGAACATTATTAATTAAACCTTGAAACTCAGCAGAACCAATAAACTCCTTGATGTTATCGCTGAATGCTTTAACCCTTGGCTCCAGGCGTTCAAAAGTAGCCCTGGCATTATCAACAAAATCAAGCAAAACAGGTGCTAATTTTTGGCCAATTTCAATGACAAAAACATTGATCGCCGCTCGAATTTTATCCAGGACCAAGCCAATCCCCGATGCACCAGTTCTAAAAGCTTCATCAGTTGCACCAAAAGATTGACCAGCAGCCTCAAGTTCAGCAGCAAATTTAGCCGCACCTTTACCAGTTAGAGTCTGAGCAGCGTTAGCAGCCTCAACCCTTGTAAAATAAGCAGACAAAGAAACACCATTTCTGTCAGCCTCTTCTTTTATTAAAGCAAGAGCAGACTGAACGTCACCGCCCTCCTTTATAAAATTAGCGAAATCCTTACCAGCAAGCTCTTTAAATATTTTAGAAACCTTAGATGATGGCTTGGCTAACGCAGAAAATATAGCACGCAGCTGCGTTGCAGCAACAGACGTAGGCGTTCCAGCAGCCGTAATAGTAGCCAAAGCAGCAGTAACATCACCAAAGCTAACACCAGCAGCCGCAGCAACAGGTGCAACTTGGAATAAAGACGCAGACAATTCATCAACGGTAGTCTTACCACCCTTAACAGCCGTAAAAATTAAATCAGATGCCTCACCAACAGAGATAACGTCAGCACCAAAAGCATTGACAACAGATGACAAACCATCAACAGCAACCTCAAGAGTTGTAGCACCACCAACAGCTAACTTATTTGCGGTCTCCAGGAACGCGAAAACATTATCAGGCGGCACACCAGCAGATAAAGATGAATACAAAGATGGGATGACTTCCTCAGGCAACTTGCCGATTTCTTTTGACAAAGCAAGAACGTCATCGGTCATTTGATCCATAGCCGCAGAAGTTATGCCAGGCAACAGAGTAAAGACTTCAAGCATTCCGTCCTCAAAAGCACGGAACTCACCAATTGCCTTAGTTGCAACAGCACCAGCAGCAACACCAATACCAGCAAAAACCTTATTTATTTGACCGCCAACACGGTTCATGTCTTGGCCCAAAGCCTCGAATTTTTTACCAACGGCTCCGACTTTACCTAAAAACTTTTTAGTGTCAGCTAAAAACTCAAACCGCAGCGTTTTCTTTTCCATTACTTACCTTTTATCGCTTTTTTAGCTAGCTTTAACATTTCATCAGCATACTCAGCAGAGAGTCCAGGAACAATCCTAGCTATTGTTTTTTCAGCAACATAACCGCCAAACTTGGTCCCTTCAGGGAATCCACCTTGACGAGTCCAAAAGTCGCCGACCCACTCCTTATAAACCCTACGCTTCATTTTTTCAGCAGGATAATAAGAACCTTTGATGCCACCCTGACCTTGCGGCCTTGCAACAGCACCTCGCTGAGTTTTACTCAAAGTATTTGACGGTGCATCTTTGGCCCGACCAACTACAAGGTTTGGTATAAATTGATACTTACGACCAAACTCCAGGTTTCTGACAAATTTATTAGTTTTACGAATATCCAAGAACGCAGTCCGATCGGTTCCATTACCAACATAACCAGCAGAACCTCGCTGCCTTTTAGGCACAGCAGCACCATCCTCACGTTGACGTTTAGCCTCAGCACGAGTTTTGGCCTCAACTTCTTTGGCCAAAGCCTTATGAAATGACCTAAACTCCTTACGAACCTCGCCTGCCTGTTCCATTCCACGCAAGCCAAAGATTACGTCATTTAGACCATCAACAGCAATACCTGAGCCAGCCGTTTTTTTGGTTATACCTTTAGCCATTACTTGCTCGCTTGCCTTTCCTGTTCATTCCTTCTTATAAGTGAATTTTGTAAGCCAACGAAATACTCGATCGGTAAGTGAGCCACCTCGATAGGGGATAAACCCGCAGCAACTGCGACATCGCAAATTAAACTGACAAAGTGACCCTCAACTAGTTTGGGGAATCATCCCCTTCAAGACCGTCAATACTTGCAACACCCTCAAGCCATTTATCAAATGACTCAGAAGTTCCAAGACGTTTTGATGCATGCCAACATAAATACATTAACTCCTCAAATGCTAAATTTTGAAGTTCAGCAGCTGGACGAGTTCCAAATTTACGCTCAACAGCAACAAAGTCAATAGGCCTTAAATCAAGCTCTTGCTTAGTTTCATCCACATACACCAAAGTGAGCTGGTGTAACCCTGATGTTCCAGCCACGACTAACTCGTAGCTCTCGTTATTGTGCCAGAGGTAGGCCAGGTCACTGAAGTAGTGGCGAGGTCTCCTACGGCATTTCCAACAGGAACATGCTGAGTCACTAAACAGTTACCTGAATAACTTGGATTAGTAGCACTAACTGAACCGCTTGTCGGCTTTACCAAGAACGCAACGGAGGTCCCAAGGATTGGAAATAAAGTTGCGTCAATTTCGGCAGCAGCAAAGTCGCTGTTGAACTCCAAAGAAATTGATCCATCTTTTAATCCACCCTTTCTGGACCTAAAAGTTGCACCCATGGCGGTGTCATCCTGCTCTTCAGCCGTGATGTCTAAAGTTACAGAACGAACGTGGTCACTCAAATCAACTGAGTTGATAGTCACTGACGCATCAGTGAATACAAAAGTAGCCATAAAATGTCCTTTTCTTTTTTTACTTACAACAAGAATACTGAAACTAGGTGCATTTTTGGTATTAGTGGCCTAGACGATCAGCAAAAGTTACATGACAAAAAAAACAAGAAAAAACCGTGTCTAGTGGCCATTTGTAGCCGATTTAAGGCATTTGTAATATGCCTAGGCCCAATGGTAGCCTGGACAACAAAAACCCGTTAAAACGCAACGTCAAAGCAAATAAGGCCATATTTGCTTATTTCAATGATTTTAGGCTAAAAAAAACCAGGCCCGCAGGCCTGGCTTTATTTTTCAGTGACTTGACCCTGAGTCAGTCAAACATTCCAGGGAAAATAATGTCACCATCAGCATAAGTCACTTCATCAAGTTGGTCAAAGACCTCCTCAAGACCCTGTAAACATTCCTCAAGCATTTCATACTTAAGAGTTCCCTCGAAGTTGGTGCCTTCCAGGTTTTCTTTCCATTGCTCAATCTCGAACTTGATGTCCTCGACTTCTTGCTTGGCCTCAAGAACACGGTCAACCGCCTCATTAAGACGAGCGACTCGGCTCTTAGACTTTCTTAATTGCTTACGGTCCCAGTGCCTTTTGACTTCATCATAGAAGTTATTGAGCTGACGGTCCGTAATTACCAACTCCCCAGTGGTCCAATTGACCTCAGGATTGTTGGGTAGCTTAATAACGACAGGTGGCTGAACCCGCCTAGGTTTTTGAGTCATGACGACCTCCTTATTTTGTTGCTAACCATGCGGGTAGCTTACCATAACTAAAGGAACTTAGGTCGGTCTTTTTCTTTTTTGATCAACTTTCGGTAAAGTTTGTTATTCATTGAGTCAAGCCACCAGTAAAACTCCCAGTAAAGCTCGAATTTTAAATTAATTAATTTTTGTAAATTTATCTTTTTTTTCATAAGGTGCCTCCCAGCAATGAGCAGACTCAGACCAATGACCCCAGCCTTGCTCTGTTTTGTAAACTAAAAATGATGCATAACGGGTAGATAGATATGGGTCAAAAGCAGACCCTTTAATTTTTAACTTGGACTCAACCCAGGTCCAGGTTTTATCAATAAACTGCCATAAACCCTTTGCAGATGATGTGGGATTTTTAGCAGTAGGGATCCCCCAGCTTTCGCAGCCAATAACACGATAGGCCGTAGAATGGTCCTCAGGCTCAAAGTGGTCCTCAATTAAGTCATGCCACTTAGTCCCCAGGACCCAAACATCCTGGTGGCTCTGACAATGTTGATAAACAGCAACCTCCTGCATCGTTGCAGGCAACGACAAGGTGCAAGCCATCAGTAAACTTATCAAATATCCCCTAGGTTATTTTCTAAAGCCAATGGTTAATAACCAAAGACCAAGTGATACCAGTATAGCAATACCAACTATATCCTTGGCGGTTCCAGTTAAAGTCAACCACGCAATAAAAAAACCAAGCAAAGTAAAAGTTTGAGCCAGTGTCTCTTTTAAAATGCTTTTAAGCCAATTAAAAAACTTAGAAAAACTAATAAATTTAAAATTTAATTTTTTAATTTTAATATTTTTTAACAGCCCTGTTAATTTTTTCAATTTATCCTCCTAAACGGCACAACACTAGCAGAGATAATCTGACTAGCAATAATTACAGGAACGACGACCTCCTGTGCCTTTTCTTTTTGTTGATTGGTTAAGTCGTCGCCCAAACTTGTTAAATCAATTTCCTCAAAATCCACTTGGAAAATTACAGCAGGATTTTCAAGAAACTCCTCAACTTGAACCTCAACGACAACATCAGACAAGTTATAATCCTCAACTTCAGCATTCTCTACAGCACGCTCAACAAAGACATCAACAGCCTCAGCAACAGCTTCGTCAGACTTTACAGCCTCAGCGATTACAGCAACATCATCAGACTCCTCAAGGCCAAGGACTTCAGCAACGGTCTCGACTTGCTCATCAGTAAGCTCCTCAACGTCATCAATTGCAGACTCAACAACTTCAGCAACAACAGTGACCTGCTCCTCGGTTAGTTCCTCAACACCAACCTCAACAACATCCTCGATTATTTCCACCTTGGTCTCAGGTTCCAAAGACTCAACAAAAACCTCAACAGCCTCCTCAACTTTTTCAGCTTCTAAATTTTCAGTTACTTCAGTTGGAAGTTCAGGAATTTCATCCTCAACAATTTCAATGACCTCAACAATAACCTCAACAATTTCAATAACATCATCCTCAACAGTTTCAATTATTTCATCGCTAATTTTTACAGGATCCTCAGACTCCAGGACTTCATCAGACTCAAAGTCCTCGATTATTGGTTTAGTTTCCTCAACTTCAGGCTCAACAATTTCAATCTCAAAGTCCTCAGGAATTTCAATAATTATTACTTCATCCTCGACACTTAAAGAGTCAAAGTCAGTCTCCTCCTCGATTTTTTTAAGAGTGTCAACAAAGTCCTGAACTGCATCATCATCATCGCCAATTATTTCAGCAAGAGGGGAGTCCTCCAATTCTTTTAGGATTTCCTCTTCTTTTTCTTGGTCTAAGATTTCTTGATCAGATAAATCAGGGTCATTTTCAAGCTCCAAATCCTCGCCCTTAAGCGAATCCTCATAAGTTTCAAACTCATCTCCATCCTCAACAAATTCAGTTTTTTCATCATCAATAACAATAACAGAACCATTGCAATCGTCGCCTCTTTCCAACTGAGCGTCAGTAAGTGAGCATCCATAAAGGTCCTCATTTTTGGCTCTTTCTTTATCACGGTCCAGGGTTCCATCCTCAACCTCAACCTGGGTATACTCAACTTCCTCACCACCAATCTCAACAATTACAGGCGGCAAAGTTGTAGTGGTAGTTGGCGGCGGAGGTGGAGGTGGCTCAGGCTTTGGCGGCAAAGTGGTAGTAGATGAAGTGGTGCTAGACGAAGTGGTGCTAGACGAAGTAGTTGACGAAGTTGTTGTAGTAGTTGAAGTGTCATTGCAAGTGCTTGACGGTTCGGTCCAATTTCCTAAATTTACAAAAGGCAGCTGGTCAGGAATAGAAATAGTCATCTCAGCAGTCAAAGTGCTAAAAGAATTATCAGTGTCATTATCAGCACGAATTTTGGTCCTAAATGTTCCGTTAGGAACCTCAAAGTAATATTGCAAGTCCTCAAGGCTAAAAACATGATACTGCCAGGTTAAGTTTTGACCATGGCCAAAAGAAGTGGAAATACAAAAGGCAGTAGAAGTGTCGATCTCAGAATCAGAAATAGTAAACCAAATGGTGTATTTTTCAGGCGGGGAGTCCTCAAAACCATCAGACGAATAAATGCCAACAGTCAAGTCACCAGTTGACGAATCCAAAGCCAGGGATTGGTCATAAGGCGGTTGAGTAGGCACATGGTCAGCAAACACTGGGAACGGAGTAATCAGAAAAATGACTAACCCAACACGAAGTAAAGTATTAAATTTGTGAACTAAATTAATTTAATTTAGCCTTTATTTTTTGGTGTCCACTCTTCAAGGCCATTCTGTAAAGCGGTCACAGCAGCGACGGCTCCAGCAACGAGTGCATTAGTTAAAACATCCATCTCAACCATCCCAGTCCCCGATGCAGTTAGAATACCAAGAAAAGCCTGAATAAAAGTCCTGAGAGTTCTAATCCCAACTTTTATGGCCCAATCTTTGAAATCCATTAATTGCTCCTAAATATATTTAGACAAAGCAATTGCGGTCATAAAGTCGATTGAGCCAGTAGGTTCTAATTTTTGATCGCTTTGAAAAGACTTTACAGCCTCCTCAGTTTCGCCGCCAAAGTCAGAGTCAGCTCCAAACTTAGGCAGACAAGCAGCGTCCCATTTAAGCAGTAACTCCTGCAAAAACTTAACATTTAAACCATTATCACCTTTAGACAACAGATGCTCCTTATTTTTTACAATTTTATCATCAACAGGCTCAGGCGAAACCTGGCCTAGATTGACATACTCGATGGTTACTTTTTCGCCAGCAAGCAGAGCATCTCGAACTTTTGGATACAAAGCCTCATACGCAGCCCTGGACCTGCCAATAAAACCATCTTTATTTTTATCAAGGTCCTCCTGAGTTTGGCCGACCAGCAGACAGCCGTAGGTGTCAAATTGATCATTTCCAGGATGAATTAATATAAATTTGAACCCAACCACGTCCCTTATCCAAAGCATGCCATGGTGCCAACCAGGACCAAAACCGTGCTTTAAATCATAATATTTTAAAGTTTTAGTATGAAAACCGCCGACAGTTCTAAAGGTTATTTCATACTCACCAGCAGGAACAGCCGTCTCGCCGTAAACTTTAGGACCACTGCGAACTTCATCCTCAAGAGTAAAGCACTCCTCAACACCGTCAATGTAAAGCGTGCCATTTGTTGCATCAGAACCAAGCTGTGTTCTAATTACTTTTAGTTTCATAAATTAAGCAGAAACCCATCCAGCAGTTTTTGGATCGGAACTGTCAGCTTGATAAACATCCTCATCCCAAATATAAACGTTTCCGTCACCTTCAGGACCACCAGGATAAGAAATCGGTGGCTGCCAAATCCAGTTGGAATCTAAAGACCAACTTGAATAAGGTCTTGGTGCATAAAAAACATCGTTGTCAGCATCATAAGAAAAACCGATACCTGCAAAATTACCACGAAAAGCCGTTCCGCCATCAGAATGAACGTTGCCCAAAGTATTATAACTAGTTCTTTTACAAGCATCAGCGTCAGGCCTTTTAGTTAAATAATAAGCCTCCCATGAATCAAAACCTTCAGGGGTTGCTTCATCCTCATTTTTACCAGTTATAACTTCAGTAACAATTCCTGAATCATCAATAAAAGCATAATGAGCCATTTATAAATCCTTTCTTTTTAAATTATACATTAAGCAAAACTCACTGTGTCTGTTCCAGCCGTAAAAGTTGTGACTTTATCATCCCCGTCAGTTGCAGTTGACGAAGTTAAACCTGAACCAACAGTGATAGTAAAAGTATTTGGATAACGAAGTATAACCGTGCCTGAACCACCATTACCCCCAGCAGTTGTTGAAGTCGAAGTGTTACCACCGCCACCGCCTCCACCGCCTGTGTTTACAGTTGCATTGCTTCCTAAATTAGATGGACTTGATGTGCCACTGCCGCCGTTACCGCCACCATTCTGACCAAGACCCGCAGATTTAGTGCCATCATTTACACCACCGCCACCGCCTCCAGCACGAGATACCGCAGATCCAGTAATTGATGAACTTAAACCAGCTCCACCATTACCGCCAGCTCCAGTATTTGTTGCAGGACTAACACCAACAGCACCAGCACCTCCACCCCCGCCAGCTGGAAATGTTCCGCCAGAGTTAGCAGTTCCACCATCAAACCCTTGGTTTGCAGTTCCAGCACCTCCAGCACCCGAGTTAGTACGACCACCACCACCTGAACCACCACTATCGCCAGCAGATTGAGCAGTACCGTCTGCACCAACACCACCACCGTCACCACCACCAATAGATGTGATTGTTGAAAAAACTGAATTTGAACCGTTGATGCCTGATGAACCACCAGCTCCAACAGTTACGGTAACATTACCGCCAATAGTTACAGCAAGTGGGGTTTCAGTTGAACCACCGCCACCCGAAGTCTCAGATGCGTATGAGTTACGATAGCCACCAGCACCACCGCCACCACCTGATGCAGTTGAACCTCGACCGCCTCCACCGCCAGCAATTACAAGATAAGATACGTCAAGTGTTTGTAAAGTCCACTCGTTGTCATTTAATAAATTGACTACGTCATTCATTTCAAAAACCCCTGAGTTTGAACCACTTGCCTGGGTCGGACCACCAGCCACATAACCGTAAATATTTGATTTATCACTCATGCTGAAAAACTCACATTATCAGTGCCTGCTGTAAAAGTTGTGACTTTATCAGAGCCATCAGTTGCAGTTGATGAAGTTAAACCTGAACCAACAGTGATGGTGTAGTCACTAGGATATCTTAAAATTACAACACCAGATCCACCAGCTGAAACACCACCGATAGTATTACCTGCACCATTACCACCACCTCCAGTGTTAACAGTTCCGCCACCACCATCAGAAGTTGAACCAGCACTCATGCCACCACCGTCACGTCTACCACCACCACGGCCACCGCCTGCACGACCAACAGCAGAGCCAGTTATAGAACTAGACAATCCAGCTCCACCATTACCAGTTTGTGAACCCGATGCGTTCCCACCAGTGCCTGATGCACCACCACCTCCACCACCAGCAAAACCATTAGCATCAGAACCACTATCAAAACCACTTCCGCCATTTCGTCCTTGGTTTGCAGTTCCTGATGCACCACTGCTCCTATGGTCAGCACCACCGCCTGAACCACCACTAGCAGCACCACTTCCACCCTCGGCACCGCCACGGCCACCGCCAGTTGAAGTTATTGTAGAAAAAACAGAATTTGATCCATTACCAGGGGTTAAACCACCTGCTGAACCACCACCGCCAACGGTTACGGTGTAATCAGTGGAAGTTGATAACGATAATGGTGTTTCAGTTGATGAGTTAGCTCCAGAAGTCTCAGATGCGTAGGAATTACGATAACCACCAGCACCGCCACCACCAGCTCCACGGTCACCCTTACTGGCACCGCCACCACCGCCAGCGATTACTAAATATGAAACATCTAAAGGTGGCAGATCACCCCATTTATCCTCTTCAATTAATTTGACAACTTCAGTGATAGAAAAAACACCAGTGTTATTATTTTTTGATTGAGCAGGTGGATTGATATAGCCGTATTTCGGCATTTTAACTTATTTCTAGTACGCTAGCAAAAGCCTCTAAATCACCACTAGCAGCACCACCAGTGAGTTGAATATAGTCGCCAGTCTCTAAAACCAGCTTAGAAGTTCCAGCAAGCTCAAGTGAGCTATCAGCAGGAACAGTGATAGTGTGTGCAATTTTAGCATCACCGCTCGATCCATCCTTCACTTCAGCAGTTATGGTGTCAGACGAGCTGCCATCCACATTTGTTATACGCAAAGTAAGCACAATGGAAGTAGTGCTACCAGGTGCCGTGTAGATGGTTTGAGCTGAGTTAGTTATATTTAAATAAGCATTTTTAAAAGTATTCGCCATACCTTCCTTTCTATCCTAAAGCAATCACAAGACCAATGTCAGCAAACTCGCCGAGATTGGCTATTTCTTGAGCCGTAGTCTTTTTTAAATTATTTGAATCACTTGCGTCACCAATTAAAACAATATCTCCACCAGCAACAGTTGCAGAAGTTGCAGAGTTTGGTGCAATTGTTAAAGTAGACGCAAATGCACCTGAAGTGGCAGCAGCACCACCAGCAAGGCCAGAAGTTCCTGAAGTGGTTATAGTTACACCAGTTATGTCGCCATCGCCAATAAAGTTATTCCAGGCAGACGAATAATAAAACTGCAAAGCATTTGAGTCGAGTAAAAAACAAGCCTGGCCATTCTGTGGACTTGAAATAGCAGAATCACGAGCAGATGCATTAGCAAAAACAGCAACCGCTTGCTCCATTAAATAATCGTTAACATCAGCAGCCGTCAAGACTTCACTAACGGCAAAAGTTTTAAATCCACTAGGCATGAGCCAAGAATACTAGAAAAACCACGGATCCCAGGACTTATGGCCTAGAAACAAAAAAATATTTTTTAGGACAAACCCGCACCTTTGAAGGCTGCAATGCAAACAGATGGTGCGGGTCCTTTGAGTTAGCAACTAAAAGGAAGTCCTATCGGTTGCCCGATAAAAAAATTATACTATGCCAACCGTTATAAAAACTTTAAACGACGGGGAAGTTCCCGACAAAGTGTAATTTATACGGAAGTAGTCATCGGTTATCGCACCAGCAACTTTTGAATATTGAGCTCCAACAGCAGTAAAGTTAGTCAAAGTTATTCTGTCAGTTGCAGAAGTAAAGCCTGAGTTGTCATCACTTTGCACCTTAAGAGCCAAAGTAGGAGTCGAAGTCCCTGAAACTGAAACCACATGAGCAGCAACATATAAAGACTTGCCCGCAGCAACAGCACCAAGTTGACGACCTGTGGAATTACCAGTAGCTGTTAAATTAGCAGAGTCATCAACCATTATGGTGCCTCGGACCGCTCGATCAGAACTATTTGAATTATTAATATTAAAAGGCATAGCATCGCCAACAGCTCCACCAATTTGATAAGAGAACTGCCTAGACTTTAAAATATAAGCAATATCCCCAGCAGACGAAGTGGCTGATACTGTTGAAATTATTTCAGCACCAGCAGAGATCCCTAAAAGAGCGTCAGGCTTATCAGCACCAGCCTCAAAAAAACCATTTGCGGTCAGGCTTGCATCTTGCAGGCCTCCAATTCTTGACCTAAAACCTCCTGAATTTATAGGAGTAACATCGACTTCATCGGCGGTCAAATCCAAGGTCATTGATTGAGTGTGACTAGATAAGTCAAAACCATCCATAAACAGTCGGCCATCAGTTAAAACAAATGTCGCCATTACCTACGACGACCTCCGCTTTTTTTCATGCCGCCTTTTTTCTTTTTACCGCCACCACCGTAGCCTCGACCTCTAGGCATTATTTAGCTCCTTTTTTCTTTTTAGAATCGCTTTTAATTTTTTCAAGATGCCCACCAGCCACAAGAGAGTCAGCCAAAAGTTCGTCTTTTATCTCGACAACCTCGCCAGGCTCCGCACCGTTGATTTTTTTATTTCCAATTATTTTAAATTTCATTAACTTGACCCCTTGGTATAAACAGTAAGTCCGAGCCTTGCACCGATGCACTCAACACCATTGACCGCATAAGTGGCTCCATAATCACTCATTGTAGTGACCACGGCCGAAGTGTCAGATTGGCCTAGGTCAGAATTTTGAAAAATAACTTGTCGGATAGAACTAGCACCCGAACCATTTATAAAAGCATCCAGTTGATTTTGACCTGAACGAGAATCGGTCCTGGATACAACAACAAGAATGTCAAACTCATAACGGTCAGTCCCTCTCGCCATTGCCTCAGTAAAATTAATAGAAGTTGGAAGTAAGACCGCAGCAGGAACATTGATCATGTCATCAATAGTGTCATAGACACGAATGCTAGAAATATTATTTCCAATTGTTGTTTTTACGGCAGTGCGGACCGTTGAAAAACTAGCCATCAGGCTAACCCAAATGAGTCCCCACGACGATAAGGGTCAAGCATTCTAGTAATTTGACGATTTTGACGAACAGCAAGAACACCAAACTCACCAACACCAGCGATGCCCAGGGGAGTGTTACGCATTGCAAAGTTCTCACTGCTAAGCATCAAACAGGCCTGACGGACTGGTTCAGGCACAGCAGCAAAACCCCAGTTGGCGGTTACTTCAATTCTTGGTCGATTATTAGTGTTAGTTGTTGGAAACTCATGAGGACCATCGGTCAAAAGCTCAATAGAAGTAAAGCCCAGGCCATCGATCCCAAAAGCCTCACCATTCAAAGGCAATAAAATAAAATCAGTGGACGCAACAGTGGTCTCATAAGTGCCATCATCAGAGTCATCATATTTTAAAACAAGACCAGTTGAAGTAGAAATATCATCGACAACGACCATATAAGGATTGCGAGTTCTATAGACTTTCGCAGAAGTTGCACCATCGGCGTAAAATTTACGGCCACAGTACGCATCGATTTGACGACTTGCTGAATTTACAGCGTCCTCAAGTTCATCATTGTCATTGGAGTCAACGATATTGACGAATGCCTTAATCTCTGCCAAGGTGCAGTAGCCATTGGTTATCGCCATTTTTTATTTTTTAGGTTTTGATTTAGCGGCTGGTTTTTTCTTTGCAGCTGTTTCAGCTTTTGGTTTAGCCATAGCTGACTCAGGAACACCAGCATCCTTTAAAACTTTTTTAACTTCATTTGCTCGTTTTGTTTTTTTATAAGTTACGTAACCTTTTAACTCCTCAAGCAAGGCAGCAATTTCATCTTTTGAAAGTTTTAATTTTTTACTAGCCATTGTTAACTCCTTTTTAATTTAGCGGGATCCCTAAAGACCCCGCTAAAAAACTACCTAGAAACTAGGTGTAACTAATCCAGTTCCCTGGATTTTTGTAATTCCAGCTGGGTAACGGCCTGATGCATAAGCAACATAACCATAACATACCAACTTGACTGTTAAGGACCCTGAGCCGACATCATCGAATCTGAGTCTAAACGGACTACCTGCCTCTTCAAAGAGAATATGGTCGTCAGCTTTAACAACATAAATCTGGTCTTGGTTATTACCACCACCGTCAACTGTTGTAATATTTGCGTCAGCAATAACTGGTAAACCAGCAATCTGACCAACGACTTGGCCGTAGCCAGCAGCCTCACCAATACCAAATGCATCGCTTGGGTTATTACCAGCAGGCAATACTAATGGTCTTGAGTTTCCATCTACACCAGCAGAAAAGAAACCCCATCTACGTGGATGCATGATGATAGCTGTAGCAGCAGCAAATCTATTGCTATTTATTTTTTGAATAGCATCAATTAATTTTGGATAAAGCTCTCCAACAGTTGGGGATGCATCGGTATAAGTTACGGTGTTTATTCCTGTAACGTTTCTGAT